GCGGTCTTTTTCAATAGATTTAGAAATACGTTCTACTTTATATTTGTTTTCTACACCGGTGGCTTTTAAACGCAAATTATTAAGTTCATCCATTAAACGAGAGGTCATTTCATATGGTAATAAAAATACTCGTCTATCATATATTGTCATTCGTTTACCTTTTTTAGTTTGCATTAACTTATCTTTAACCACACGTTCGTGCGCCAAAAAAGAAGTTGAACCATTATTTACAGCAGTCAAAAATGCCGCATGAATTTCATCTTCATTTGAGGCCGATGCTTTAATATCATAAATTAAAGCATTATATTTTAAAATTGGTTCTTCCTATTCATCATGCATTTCTGGTGGTAAATGATGTTCGTTATTAAAAGTATAATATGCGGGAAAAGTTTCTCCAGTTTTTGAGTCAAAAGATGGTAATACCATTGCATCCATTAATCCAATACCGGGGCCATTACCATCTATGATAACCTCTTTAGGATGATACAATTCAATTAATTTTTTAATTCGTGGAGCCTATACTGTAATATAGTTTTCTCCATGTATTACTTCAGTATATACTACGTTTTTCTTAAAACGCTGTTCTCCAGGCAATACTTTAATAACCATAACTGCTGTATTCGCGCCATAACGAGCTACGTCAACTCCAATTAAATAGAATGCGCCGTTTGGCAAATTATCTGCCGCTTTTCGTTCACATTTTAATAATGAACGATGTTTATTTAATCTACGACTATCAAGCCAAGCATCTTTACTATTACCACTCCATATGGATAAAGATTCTCGCGCGAATGAGTCTTCACTAACGGTTGTAGAATAACGTTGGTCCATCAATGTAGCTTTGTCAAGTAATCCATAATGCAAAGGTACTTCATAAGATAATCCCCAAGAAAAATATTCTTTAGGCCGTAAAACCGCATTAACTGTTATTTCAATAAGTTTCTAATACATGAATACTGTTCTTTCTGCTGCAGTTGTAATAAAAATCTATGCAGCAGATGGTTCATTTGGATTTAAGGAGCCATCTACTTCTCTACGCGCGATATTCATTTGAGGCCAAAGCACTTCGTTAAATGGCACTTCATCAATTAATGCGGCTTCTTCTAGGATAGCTGCGGTTGCACGTAAACCACGAGAAGTATCTTTAGAAACAACTGAAATTAAAGAGCCATTTTTCAAATATATTTCATAATAGTTTGAACTGGACTTAACACCTGTTTTACCATCATCAACACGGGTTGCTAACTCTTTACGAAGTAAAGGCCAGTGTCTAAAAATTTCTTCAAACTTAGCCTCGGCAATTTTGATAACGGTGCCTTTTGTATCAGACGCAATCATTATCGTAGAACGCGGCAATAACATTGCTCGCATAAATGCACTTAAATAGGCTGTGAATGATTTAGATGTAGCACGCGTAGCTGTCCAAAAATGATATCTATATCGCATAGACGCGCGTAAAGAAATACGTTGAAAAGGCATTAAATGAAAGTTTTTTGCATCTTCCTAGTCCTAAATCATGTCTAACAATAAGTCTGGATAGCGTATCCATAAATCTAAATATTTAGTAAATAATTCTTGATTAGCATCAAGATATTCGCGTGTTAGAACTACACCTTTTTCTATTGGTATTCCATTTCTAGTAATTACTTCTTTTAAATCATTCATCTATCCCCCCTCCCTCTTCATCGAGTTCGGCGGCAAGTTCATCTCCATTTTCATATTCTACATCTGCAGTTTCATCAAATTCTACTTTTTCGTTTTCAATTTCCTCTAAGCGTTCGGTCATATTATAGCGCGCCCGCTTATCTTCAACCTGCTCGGCAAAGTTACCTTCATTAAGAACTAATCGTTTCAAGTAGTTTTGAATATTCTCCATCATAAAATCAATTGAATCATTTGGTTCAGTATGCCAGTTTGGATGCCATCCTTTCTTGCCATAATAAACCATTAGCTCCCCAACCGATTCAAAGTCTGCCGCAGATTTAGCATTTGAAGCCTCAAAATGATAAGTTTTAACAATATCATCTGCTTGTTTCATCATTTTTGAAACATCTACATTACCGCGTAACCCTTCTTTAATATGAAGTTGGAGTTCACAAAAATCTCTTGCTTTTTCTTGCAAAATTGGTGTAGAAACATTTTGTGTTGCAACAATCTAATTATAAAAATTATCAAGCCATAAAAGTTGTTCTGGTTTATATGCGCCAGACCACACTTTTCTTAAACGTTTTAATTTTGCATCGCCAATTTCTTTAATCTCATCATCAATTGTTCCTTCTTCACGGGCCATGCGCCATCTTTCATTTTCATCGGCCCATCTTAATGGCTCGTAATGTTCATCATATAATAAATTAAAATATGCAGTTAATGTATGATCTTTATGCTAAGCATATAACTAGGTCCATTTATCTAAATCGAATGGTAAGTCAAGCCAGCGCATTAATCTATCAACCTCGCCCAAATTATCCTATGGCGTCATAACTTCAAGACATGGTGTACAAATATAGCATTTGCCGCCAGGAAAAAATTTAGATGGGGTGGCTTGAAATTGTTCATACGGCCTCTCCTATTTACACTTGAGGCAACGTCGGGTCTTTCTTTCTGAGATCTCCACCGCTAATCACTCCTCTTTGTATTCTACTTTGTCTATCGCACTCTTTGCAAGTATTCGATAGACCATCTTTATGAGCATTATTTCTACTAAAGAATAATGCATCTTTAGGTAATAATCGCCCACAATGAATACACTTTTTTCTTTCACTAATTGGAGTTTCATTTTCAATTCTCAACTTTCGCGCCGTTCGCGCAATTTTATTTGGAACTTCAGTACTTACAATAGATACGAGATAGTTAGGTGAATATTCCATAGCATACTTCGCGCGCATCTCTTCTAAAATATAGTCATATGCCATTCCCGCTTTCCTCAATTCGATGAGGAATAGCCGCAATTCACTAAAATTACATAATGATACATAGCGATCGAAGTCCCACAAAAGTGTACATCCATATGTATTTAATTTGTCGTGTAAGGTTTCATATAAAGTATGATAATGATTGAGGAGAGCGCGAACATGCTTAGGATTTTCCCAATCAAAGGTATGCTCACAAACAACCCATTTTATCTCTAAATTATCCCCCTCCCCTCTTGTTTCATAGTCTTTTAAGTCTTTGGAAACACGGGAAGTATATGAGTGATCAACTTTTGCTTGCCACTATTCGCGCGAAATCCAATAGAAAGAATCACCGCTCCAGTCATAGAATTGCGGCTTTGGATGGTCTAAGTTTTGGAAGTGTAATGTTGGTTTATACGAATCTTTCAAATAATACTAATGTTTCCTAATATCAATAAGGTTGTGCTTAATTTGATAGATACGGTAGGGATCTGAGATGATGGTGTCATCTTCTCGCGGCGGCACTTTGCCCTGTGCAACATCAAGTATGTGCTGCCATCTATCAATAATTTCCCATTGTTCGCACATACCAGGAACATCTGAATCGCCAGGATCAATCATTTCACCTGTTTTTTTATCATATTTAGGTCTATTTATACACGGCTTTGGAACTGTATATGAATCGCGTTTATAAGCTGAGCGTAATTGCTGTTCATCAAATCCAGGCGTTTCCATTATTTCATCTAGCGATTGAACCTTATCATCTTTTGTCTTATAACTCTTATATCTTTTATCTTTATCTATGGTTTCGTTTCGTTGAATTGCGTTTTGTCCATTTTCATCCTTTCCGTAAAGAATGTATGAGGCCATTTGTTCAAGTTCGGTTGGTGTTGGGTCTGTATCTAAACCGTCAATAATTTCTTGAACAGCGCGCAAACGGTCACAATCGCGCTAAATTGAAAAATCTAATGAATATTTCTTTTTCAATGGAACCACCTCCATTTCTTTCTTTATTATAACATAAGGGTTTT